ACATCAACGACAGTGCGAAGGCCAATGTCCTGCCCTGGTCCACCGGCAACAACCTCACCGTCCTGGCGGAGTTTGGCCACGGCGTCGTTCCCATTGCCGGCGAGACCGAAGACCAGCTCAAGGAACGTGTCATCCTCAAGGAACAAGGCTCCTCCTCGGCGGGGCCGAAGGAATGGTACAAGTTTCACGCCCGATCGGTCTCGTCGGATGTCCGTGAGGTCGAGGTCATACGACCCGGTAGCGGCCCGGAATTGCAGATTGCCATCCTCTCCTACAGCAACGGCGGTGTTGCTCCAGACGACTTGCTCGCAGCCGTTCGCGCGAAGGTGACGGCGGACAGCGTGCGCGGCGACAATGACGTGGTCACAGTCGTTCGCGCGGTCCAGGCGATCGTCGATTTCGAAGCCGATATCTGGCTTCGACCGAATGCAGACTACGCGGTCTTCGAAGGCCTTGAGACAGTCCTGCGAGATGCCTGGAACAAGGAAGGTAAGATCGGCGCGGATCTGCTGAGTGGATGGGTCGAGGCACGCCTGTCTCCACCTGGCGTATACAAAGCAGCTCTGAAGACGCAGGTGGACCATATTGCAGAGTTCGGCCAGGCCTTCGCGATCGGCACAGTCAAGCTGAACTTCATGGGGCGTGACGAATGAACGTCTCACTCCTCCCGCCAAACGCGACCGCCTTCGAAAAGGCGCTGGAAGAGGCCTGCGACGTTGTCGATATCGTCCGTCCGGCCATTGCGGAAATCGCCGGCATCAAGTTCCACCGTCCGCTTAACCCGACCTTCGCGCCTTCGCTCGTCATCGAATACGGGCTGGGGCCCATTGCCGAGTTTTTCTCTGCGATCGAAGATCTGATCGACCAGGGCCGGCCGTGGCAGGCGATCAGAGGCACACCGCAGGCAAAGCACCTTGCGCTTGCGTGGATTGGCTATGACGGCATCTCGATCGAGGATCAGAACCCCGGCCGCCGGCGCTGGCATCTGCAGACGATCGACATGGGTGAGCTGCCCACCGCCCAGACGGAAGACTATCTGCTCGCGAAGGCGGAATATCTTGTCGATCTATCGAACCGCGCGCGAACTCTCTTCTTCAGAGGCTTCCACGGCTACGACGTCCGCGCTCTCCGGTTCGGCAAGTCCACATGGGGCAACGCGATCTGGGGCGACAGCTCCGGCGTTCGCATCAACGGCGGCGAGGTCAAATGGAGCCATGGCCGGACCCATGCGATCACCGGCAAAATCTCCAGCACGTTCTATGCCTTCCTCGGCATCAACTTCGTCAACGGAGACCAGCTGACCTGGAATTCGCCAGCGATCACCTGGGAGACGCCGGGCATCTCCTGGAACGGGGTTACCGACGCCGATGCAGTGCGCGCATGGTTCGTCCAGCGGCAACAGATCTTTTTCGATCTGCGCGACCAGGCCGGCTCCACCCTCGGCTATGCCCGCTGCTTCGATCTCGCCGACATCACCGGCACGCCCGGTTACACGAATGGCAAACGCTATCTGCGCGCGGCGGCCGTCGTTCCCTTCGGGGCTTCTCCCGGTGCCGTCGTCGCCTCGGTCGGCATCGTGATCGGCGGCACCGCCGCCTCCGGCGCGAAGCCGGGACGGCGCTGGTTTGCGCCTGAAGAGCTGACGTTCAGCAACGGCAAGCTTGAGCTGCTTTCGAAGCCGCTTGCCGTAGACCTCATGAAGACCTGCCGTGAACTGATCACGGTCGTGATGGAGATATAATGTCCAACCACGTTTTCGATCCGACAATTCATCCCGACCTCGCCAACGTGCGTGATCGGACCCCCGACGCCCCCGGCGTGGAGCGCGTCTATTTCGGGGATGGCGAGAACTCGTTTGCCCAGGGCGCGGACCTCAACGAAGCCTTCACCCGCGAGGCCTCCGCACGCCGCGCGGTCGGTGACATGGTCGCCAAGGATGGTGATATCAAGGTCGGCTGCGCGATCGTGGTAGACCAGACCGCCGGCTCGGTCACCATTACGGAAGGCATGGTCTACCTGTTGGGACAGCCGCGCCCGGTGCAGCAGGCTGTGCTGACGGGTGTAGCGATGACCGGACAGGTCGCGATTGGCCTCTTCGTCACTCAAACCATCATCACGGCAGATGATGATAGCCAGTTCCTCGGGCTGGAGCCGGAAACCGATGCCTATGGCGAGACCGGAGCGATCCGCACCCGCCTGACCATCCAGTGGGGAGTCTACAACAGCGGCGTTTCCGGCGACTTCTATCTCGTGACCACGCTGGTTGACGGGATCGAGATCGCCGCCAAGGCTCCGAATTCGCTTGCCGGTATCCAGGCGCAGATCGGTGTCTTCGACTACGACCGCTCCGGCAACTACGTCGTGCGCGGCATGGATGTCAAAGCGATCTCTTTGATCGGAAATTCGCTCAGCCTTTCTATCGCTGCCGGCACGGCAGATGTTCTCGGCGTCAAGGTGCAGAAGCGCGTCGATACGCCTTTGACCATTGATGCCGCTCCCAACATCCAGAGGGTGACAACGGAGCCGCATAGCTATGTCGCCAATCCGGATGGCAGCGCAACGATCCGTGTGAACCATCCGCCGATCGCCGCGATCTCCCAAGTCGTGGTCTCGAAGGAACGCACGGTCACTGTCACGAAGGGAGCCGGCAACGGCTCCGACCTTCTCCCCAACTCCTCCGTCTCTTCCATTGTAAGCGTCGTTCAGGGCGGCAACACTTATGTCGCCGGGACCAGCTACAAGCTCACAGCTGATGCCGTTGACTGGTCTCTTTCTGGTGTTGAGCCTGCGACCGGCTCCTCTTACAGCGTGACCTTCCAGTATCTCGACACGACGCCTGTGATCTCCCAGGCCTATGATCGTGTCACGGTCGGCGGCGGTGTGGCGAACAAGCCGTGTTTCGTGAGCTACGATTTCAAGCTGCCGCGCCTGGATCGGCTCGTGCTCGCCTCCGATGGCACGTTCAGTTATCTTCGCGGCCAGCCATCCCCGACCAATCCGCGCCCACCGGTCGAGCCGGTGAATGGTCTGTCCCTCGCGATTTTGAAGCATGACTGGATCGGCGTTCCAAAAGTCGAGACAAAAAAGAAACGCCTGACTTCCGATGAACAGATCGACCTTCGTGATCGTGTGAACGATCTTGCATTGCTCATCGGCCTGAACCGGCTACAGACCCTGACCTCCGGCCGCAATGCAGGAAGAACACTCGGCATCTTTGTCGACCCGTTCAACGACGACAGCTACCGAGACGCCGGCGAGGTGCAGGACGCCGCCACAGTCCGTGGCTCTCTCCAGCTCGCCGTCGATACCACCGTGATCCCGGTCCATCTGTCCACGCATGCGATGCTGACCTACGTCAACGAGATCACCGTTGAGCAGCCGCTCGCCACTACCTGCTACAAGATCAACGAGTACCAGAACTTCAATCCGCTGCCCTACAAGATGACGATCACGCCGGCGCGGGATTTCTGGGTGGAGTACCAGACGAACCGGCTATCAACGGAGACGCAGGTCTTCGGCAGCGGCAACGAATCCCGTGTTACCTCGGTCTCCACGCGAACCTCCGTGACGAACATTCCCGTATCGACCCTTCGCCAGATCTCGATCAACTTCATGATCGAGGGAATGGGTGCTGGGGAAACGCTGACCGGCCTGACCTTCGATGGGGTGAATGTAAACCCTGGTGGCCTCGTCGCGAACTCGGCCGGCGTCATGAGCGGATCGTTCATTATCCCTTCCGGTCGTTCCGCCGGGACAAAAGATATTCGCGCCTCAACCGGTTCCGGCCGTTCTGCCGGCGCGGTCTTCGAAGGGCGCGGAACCCTGCAGACGACAACATTGCAGGATGTCGTCACCGTGGAACAGTTCTGGGGCGCGCAAACCTGGAATTTCTTCGGAGGCAATAACGGAAACGCAGACCCGCAATCGCAGAGTTTCGTCCAGATTGGCGGGCGCCACGTGGGTGGAATCAATCTGAAATTCTGCGCCATAGGTGACCGAGCAAAACCCGTGATCGTCGAACTGCAGACCATGACGGAAGACTTTTTCCCTTCGGGTGTCGTTCTCGATGCGGTGCTGTTTCCCATGACTGCCGTGCAGACCGGTGTGTGGACGCCGGCTCTTTTCGAGCTCCCGCCCTATCAGCCCGCCGACACGATGTATTGCTACGTGGTCAAGACGGATGACCCCAACCACGCGATCTACGGAGCGGAGCTTCGCAAGTTCGATGCGGTCCGCCAGCAATGGGTCACCGCGCAGCCTTACACCGCCGGCGACCGGTTCGACGGCTCCAACGGCAAGTCCTGGCTCGTACATCCGGAAAGCGATCTCACCTTCCAGGTCCTCGCGCCGGTGTTCGGTCCACTCACGCGGACGGTGCCGA